TGTTTTTATTATTCTTGTATTTTTTGCTTGACTATTTTATAGTTAGCTCCTTAAATTAATTTGAATTTGTTTTTCAGCCGTTCAAAATGTTTCTTTTTTCTGGCGTCGTTTTCTGCCTTTTCCGTAACAGCTCTTTTCTCAGCAAGGTAATTCTCGTACCCTTTTACCGTCCTTACTCCCACATCGGTCTGTGTATAGGCGGGAAAAGTCACCGGACTTACGTCAAAGAGTTTAACTTCCAGAAGTTCTCGTATATCGATATTATCCTCGGTACGCCACTCGTCCTTTAACACCACGAACCCGAAGCTCATCTGCGATATATCTCCTCTCGAGATGCTGACGCTTAAATCATTTGCCCATGAGGTATCGGGCGGGTGTATCCTGACGAACAAGCCTTTCTTGTCTTCCCTAAGCTCCAGCGTCCCCGATTTGTTTCGACCAAGAACATAGTTGGGGTCATGATTGAACAGGGCGCGTATATCATCGCTTTCGATACTCTTTTTAAAAGCGCCGGCACGAACCTTTTCCTTGAAGGGAAATATACCGCCGAGTGTTTCGCTCCAGCTGTCAAAAACCGACGCGTGACCTTCTATTACACGGCTCCCGTTACTGGTTGAAACCCTTAGCTCATGTACCGGCAATGTCCGTATTTCATGTTTTTCCATCTGTTCCTCCGTTATTTATTTTTGCGGACACCATATTACCGTTTACCAGATAATCGTCGCCGCCCTTTTCCGCGGGGATAGGATTTAAGTCCTCCAATTCCCTGATGTCGTTTACGCTCAGCCATCCGTTTTGCCTTGCGGTTGCGTATCCCTGCGTCCTTGTCGCAAAGTCTCCCCTAAGCAACCCGTCAACATTGAACCTCGCAAAATATATCTGCCGTTCAGTATCGGAAAGAAGCGATCGGCCGATCTCCTGCTCCCATCTTACCAGCCAGGGTCTTATGGTATGCTGCACAAATTCTATCGACTGGTGTTCTATGTTAGAGAATGTTGCCCGCTCCAAATCGCCGACCAGATGCGGCGGAACTCTGAATATTCTGCATATCTCGTTTACCTGGTATTTGCGGGTTTCCAAAAACTGAGCGTCCTCCGGCGCGATGCCTATCGAATGGTACTTCATACCTTCCTCAAGCACCGCTACCTTATGGCTGTTCTTTGCCCCCTGATACACCTTGTTCCAGCTTTCACGAAGTTTCTCGGGATCTTTAAGTATTCCCGGATGCTCAAGCACGCCGCCTGGTCTTGCTCCGTTGCCGAAAAACTTTGCTCCGTATTCCTCCGTTGCCAGCGCCAAACCGATTGCCTCCCTTGCCTGAGCTATCGGGCTTATACCCTTTAAGCCGTCGTAGGACAATCCCTTAACATGGAATATCTGGTCGGGGCGGTAGGTATATACTTTTCCGGTGCTGTCGTCGGTATAATCGTATCTGATCTTCCCGCTTGTCTGGTCGCGCTCAACGCTCATGCATTGAGGTTTTAAATACCACAGCTCCTCCACATGGCCGTGCCTGACAATCTTTCTGGCATACGCGTTGCCGTATAGGAGCAGCGATGTCATCATTACTTCCCGCAGCTGAAAACTTGTCATCTCGCTGTTAGGCGTCTCATACAAACAGCTGTAGAGCGGATGTTCCTTCGCCTTCACTTTCATGTTCTTCTCTGTCTTATACAGATGGAGCGGCAGACTGGCTATCGTTTCGGCAAGTATCTTTACGCACGCATGCACCGCCGATGTCTGCATCGCCTTTTGCTCATCGACAAATACGCCGCTGTTAGCGCTTTGGTAATCGTCAACTCCCGTAATAAAGTCTTTCAGCCTGTCGGGCATATTCCTCTTTCCAGGCGCGTCACGGCTGCGGCGGAATAATTCTTTCAATCCCATTTACCCTCCCAATGAAAAACCGCCCTCGGCTTTAGAGAGCGGTTTTTATTTATTATCTTATACTTTTCTTTACCAGGTCTTGCAGACGTTGAACGCTATGAAGTCCATGCTCTTATCGCTCAGGTCTGCCCAGCCTTTGTAGTTTGTCCTTATTATGTATTGCAGCTTTTCGGTATTGATTTCTCTTTCGTAGAACCCTCTTTTTATCAGCTTTTTGTATGCGATTTCGTATGTTGTCATGGTTGTTTCTCCTTGTTTTTGTTAACATAACAATACCGTAAATACCATAAAGAGCCCAGCGAAAAAGCGAAGAAAAACACATATTTTTTAATTATTTTTGTCGCTCAGTAATCCCGCATAAAGCGTCTCTTCCAACTCTTCGCCGCCGCGAATCAGCCTTATGCTTTTGTCGGGGAAATTCTTGTGATATCTCTTGACTATAACATCGCAGTATCTCTGATCAAGTTCTATCGCCCGGCATTTTCGATTCAGCTGCTCGGATGCAATAATCGTTGATCCGCTCCCCGCGAAAGGCTCATATACTGTATCGTTCTCATGGCTGCTGTTGTATATAAGCTTTGCGCAGAGGGTAATTGGTTTCATTGTCGGGTGGTCAGGAGATTTTACCGGCTTATTGTCGTGGATTACTGTTTTTTGTAGAGAAAACACTTTGTCCAATAGTTCTGACAGTTCATTTTTAGAAAGTTTTTTCAGATCTTTTCTGCCTTCCTCAAACACACTCTGATTGGTTCTGTCATCAATAAAGTAATGGCCCGCTCCCTCTTTCCAGCCGTATAGTATAGGCTCGTGTATCCACTGGTAATCCTGCCTGCCGAGCGTAAAGTGGTTTTTATACCATACCAGTGTCTGGGCATACTTAAATCCCGAATTTACCATCGCCCTTATAAAGTTTATGGTTTCTTTAGTTGAGTGGAATACATATGCGGCGGCGCCCGGTCTTAAGTTTTCGAATGCGGCTTTATAAAAATCCGACAGAAACTCGTAAAAGTCGCCGTCGGACAAATTATCATTTGCTATATCCCTGCCGGAAGCCATACCCCTGCTTTCCAATGACGTGCCGTAGTCAACATTATACGGAGGGTCGGTCACCATAATATCGGCAAGCTTTCCGTCTAAAACGCGTTTTGCGTCGCCAGGTTTGGTGCTGTCGCCGCATAACAGCCTATGCTCTCCAAGTATCCATAGGTCTCCCGGCTTTGTCACAGGCTCTTCCAGGTTCTCCAATTCCTTGTCCGTGTCGAAGTTGTCTTCCTCGACATTCTCCATACTGCCCCTGCCGAAGAGTTCTTTTATTTCGGTCAAGTCAAAACCCGTCATTGTGACATCATAGCCGCTTCTCTCCAAGTCCTGCAGAAGGTTTGTCAGCAAGATCTCGTTCCATGAACCGGATATCTTATTAAGCGCTATATTCAAAGCTTTCTCTTTCTGCAAATCCAAGTCAACCACAACGCAGTCTACCTCGGCAAAGCCTAATTCCTTTAGTACTTTCAGCCTCTGATGACCGCCGACCACATTGCCCGTTTGACTGTTCCATATAACCGGTTCGACATAGCCGAATTCCTTTATGCTTCTCTTAAGTTTCTCGTATTCGGGATCTCCCGATTTCAGATCTTTTCTTGGGTTGTACTCAGCTGCTTTTATTTTTTCTATTGATATTTTCTTTATTTCCATATTAAATAATGATTATTCCCCTTTCGTTATATATGCTTTCAACACTTTGATTTCTTAACGCTCTGTCAAGAGCCATTATCAAAGCCACAATTCCATCGATTTTCTCGGTGGACTTTTCCTTATCCGGCTTTATATTTCCAGCCGGGTCTGTTCTTACCGTAACATTATCCGCCATCCAAGCGAGCGGTTCGTTGCCGCCGTGCGCAATCCGCTTTTCCAGCACCAGTTTCATAAGTTCCTTTGTGGGGCTGCTCATGCTTGCGAAACCTTGCCCGAACGGAACCATTGTCAGTCCCATATCGCCAAGCCGCTGTACAATTTGAGCCGCGTTCCAACGGTCATAGGCAATCTCCTTTATATCAAATTTGTTTTTTAAAAGACCTATAAAAGTTTCAAGTTCTTCGTAGTGCATTACATTGCCTTCGGTAACCATTATTCTGCCTTTCTTCTGCCAGACATCATAGGGAACTTTATCTCTCCTTACTCTTAGTTCCAGCGTCTCTTCCGGCAGCCAAAAGTACGGCAACACCATTAATTTTTCATCGGCTGTCCGCGGAGGAAACACAAGCACCAATGCCGTTATGTCCGTAGTGCTTGCAAGGTCTAATCCGCCGTAACACACCCTGCCGGCAAGTTCACCCTCATCCACAGGAAACGAACACGCTTCCCATTTTTCCATCGGCATCCACCTTACCGACTGCTTAACCCATTGGTTGAGTCTTAACTGTCGGAACAAGTTTTCTTCAGCGGGGTTTTCTTTGGCGCTTAAGTATGCGCTCCTTAGTTTTGAGATGTCGACCGTTACGCCTAAACTGGGGTTCGCCTTTTTCCAGACTTCCTCGCTGCTCCAATCATCGTCATCGGCGGCTCCGTATATAACCGGATAAAATGTCGGGTCTTTGCGTTTGCCCCTTAAGATATCCTCAGCCTTTCTGTGCTGCTCATAACAGATGCTGTGTCGATCCGTTCCCGCCGTTGTAATTAAAAAATACAGCGGCTGTTTTCTAGCGTCGCCTGAACCGTGGGTCATGACATCAAACAGGTCACGGTTTGGCTGTGCGTGCAATTCATCGAATATGACTCCGTGCACGTTGATTCCGTGCTTGGTATATGATTCTGCCGAAAGAACCTGATAAAATGAGTTAAGCGCAGGGTATACAATCCGCTTTTGGCTTGGTATGATTTTTACCACCTTTCTTAGCGTCTGGCATTGCTGCACCATCTGGCAAGCGACATCAAACACAATACTCGCCTGGGAGCGGTCTGCCGCGCAACCGTATACCTCGGCGCCCCATTCGCCGTCACCGCAAAGCAGGTAAAGGGCAACGGCGGCTGCAAGTTCGGACTTGCCTTGCTTTTTTGGAATTTCTATGTATGCCATATTGTACTGTCTGTATCCGTTTTCCTTAACAGTCCCGAATATGTCGGTTATAATTTTGCGCTGCCACGGCAAAAGCTCAAACGGCTTGCCGTGCCACTCTCCCTTTGTGTGCTTTAAGGCTTCAATAAAGTTTACAGCATGGTCGGCGAGTTTAGGATTATACCGGCTGTCTGATTTCTTTTTTACTGCCACTTTTCCTCCCAATTAAAAAAGAGCCGGGGAGCTGGCTCTTTTTGTCTGTTAAATATTAAACTTTGCCGTCCAGGTCAACCAGGTCGACCTTTTCCCTTATATGAGACAACGCCTCGGCATAACTTTTGCTGTTTAACACGGCATCACGAAGGTCATTATACTCGGTTATGAGCCGTTGTTTTCTAAGCGCATCCCGCACTTTGGACAGCACTCGGAATATGTTCCCCGACTCACCGCCGCTGTGGAATTCAATCCTCTGTTTTTTCGACGCCATCATCGCATTCCTCCCCATATGTTCCCATTCTCATTTTGGTATGTTCCAAGGCTTTTGTCAGGTGTACGGTATCAAGCCCCACATCTTCATATCCTTTGGCTATTGCGTCCAGATACCATTTGCTTGGAAGGCAGGGTATACCGTCGTTCATAAGATACATCATGCCTTTGACCGTTTCGCCGTTCAGCTCCACATCGACTATAGTTTTGCCGTATAATCTGGGATAACCCTCATATCGGTCTAAGGAGATTTCATCCTGCGGAGTGATGTCCCATATCCCTACGGGAGTTTCCGCCTGGGGATCGGGTTCCAGGGTCGCCACCCCTCTGAATGTGAGCTGCCAGCCCTTGAGCATTGCCGTTCCCACGGGTTTTGCCGTGGGACAGCGTACAGCCATTTGCCTTAGGTTTAAGTTGCTTCCGTATGCTATATACAGTTTGTTGTTTTTCATTGCGCTTTCCTCCGTCCTTAAGCCGCTATCCTGCGGTTGTCTTTCCATGCTATGTCGCCTTCGAGTTTTTCGAGCAGGTGAAGCCTTGCGGTCTTGAACTCGTCTCCGTTCAGCCCCAGCCTTATCAGCCATGTCCTGAAGGTGAACTTTTCGTTAGTCGTCACCGTCTTTCTTGCCGAGGCGCAGGTCTGTGTTTTTGCCTGGTGGCTTATCGCCAGGGCGAGTTGTATGTATGCTTTTATCTTGCCGGCGTGGGTTGTGGAGTTGAAGCACCTGAACTCTATCGTTCCTTTCTGCCATACCGAGTGCAGGTTGAGCGCATGGTATCTGCTCTGATGGTAGTGTTGGGATGCCCCGTCGTTTCCGTTGTACCATACCTTTCTGACAGCCGTTTCGGTGTTAACGCTCGGGCGGTTCAGTCTGTTTACCAGGCTGCTTTCCACTTTTTTGCACCATCTGCTTGCCCTTTCTTCATTTACATCCAGGGCTTTGAACAGCAGGTCTTCTTTGCTTGCCATGATGTTGACTATGTTTTTCAGCGAGCGGGCGGTGTGTCCGTCCTTGCCGATGTGGACATGTATGCCTGTCGAGTCGTTCACTCTCATCCCCGCCTTTCTGAGTTCCCTTACTATCGCCTGCACCGTTTCGATGTCGTCGTAGCGGCATATGGGGCTTACCAGTTCCACCTTGTAGTCATCGGTTGCCGTTGCGCCGTTTTTCCTCTCTGCCCTTATGCTTGCGTCGCTCATCAGCTTCCATATCCTGCCTGTGCTGTCGGCGACCTCGTAGGCGCTGTAGGTTCCTCCCACATAGCGTTCCGATGTACCGAAGTAGGCTGCTATCGTTTTTGCCGCATCGTATCTTGTCAGTCCTGTCATCTCGATTTCGATTCCGAAGGTTTGTGTTTTCATGGTTTGCTCTCCTTTGTTTTTGTAACACAACAATACCGTATAAAGGTTAAAGAGCCCAGTGAAAACGCGTAGAAAAACACTATATTTTTAAGATTTTATAAAGAAAAAGCGGTAGTTTTCTACCGCTTTCCTATGTTCAAATTTTCTCAACGCTTACTTTAAAATTTGTTCCGTCAGTAAGCTTTACTGTTATAGCCTGGCCGTCTGCGCTTGTTTCTTTTACCAAGCCTTCGTCAGTGTCAACGACTATAAGTTCATGTACCAGGTCTAGGAATTCTTTGCTTTCCATCATCCGCCCTCCTTTTTATTAAGCAAGATACCGTAAAGAATTTATTTAGTCCAGTACTATACTTGTCTTATTTATAATCTTTTTGAAATCTCAATATGATTCTTGACACATAGCTTTGGCTTAGGTTTATTTTTTCAGCTATTTCTTTTTGTTTGTATCCTTTAGCATACGCTTTGATTATTTTACGGTCACGCAAACTCTGTTTTTTCAGAAAGTTATCTAAATCCAATATTTCCGCAACAGCGTCCAACTGTATTATCTTTGCGGGTAATATGTCCGACAGACAAAGTTCATTTCCCTCATCATCTTTAGAGACGGGTTCGTCAAGTGACTTGTCCTTATATATAAACCTGTTTACCTTCCTTAAAAACATAATCATTTGATTATGTATACAAAATGCCGCATATGTAGAGAACTTTATATTCTTGCCGCCGTCAAAACTCTTTGCCGCTTTGACCAGACCTAGCATTCCTTCTGATATAATGTCGTCTCTGTAGAGTAAAACCGGCTGGGTTTGCCTTAGCTTATTGAACGTAAAATAAACGAGCTTTATATTATCAGTTACTAAATCATCTCTTAAACACGGCATCTCTCAGCTCCTTTACCCTATCCGCTATCTCCCAGGAGAACTTCTCGTTTCCAAAATGTCCGCCGGATGCGGTTGATGTATAGATTTGTTTTTTTAGGTCAAGAGCCTTTATGATTTCAGCCGGTCTGAAATCAAATACATCCAGGACGGCGTTTTCGATTGCCTTATCTCCTGCCCTGTTTGTGCCGAATGTATCGATGTTTACCGCCATAGGTTCTGCCTTGCCTATGGCATAGGATATTGTTACCTGGCACTTATCCGCCAGACCGCCTTCCACAATGTTTTTGGCTATGTATCTGGCAAAGTACGCGCCGCTGCGATCAACCTTGCTTGGATCTTTTCCGCTGAAGGCTCCGCCTCCGACAGGAACTCTAGGACCGTAAGAGTCGGCTACTATCTTTCTGCCGGTCAGTCCTGTGTCCGCTTCTATACCTCCTGTTACAAACCTGCCGCTTGGGTTTATTAAGATTTCTGTATCTTCAAGGTCAAAGTCAGCAAATACTGGATATATAACTTTTTCTGTTATTTCCGACCGCAGCTCTTCCATATCTTTATCCGGTTTGTGCTGTATGGATATTACAATCTTAGTAAAGCGAATAAATCTGTCTTCGTCGAACTCGGCGGACACCTGGCTTTTCCCGTCTAAGCCTATGCCCTGTATTTCTCCGTTGGCAAAGACTTGCTCTATTCTGTTAGTCAGCCTTCTTGCATAGGTGTACTCTAACGGCATAAAGTCTAATGTCTCGTCACAGGCATATCCGACCATAATTCCCTGGTCGCCCGCCCCTTGATTGTCCTCCGTTCCTACAGCTCCTGCTATATCCGGACTTTGGACATTGACCGCGGTTTTTATTTCAACGCCGTCAAGGTTATATCCAACCTTTTTTGCCGCCGCTTTTACAATTGCGTTATAGTTTATGGTTGCAGTTGTTGTTATTTCGCCGCCTATTACTATTAGCCCTTTTGTCGCAAAGGTCTCGCATGCCACATGCGCGTCAGGGTCTTCTTTTAAACACATGTCAAGCACCATGTCAGACACCAAATCGCAGAATTTATCCGGATGACCGCTTGTCACCGATTCCGCCGTGTATATTCTTTTCATTCTCGTCACTCCTGTAAAAATAATGCCTTATATATTTCTTCCAATACATTGACAACTATCCCGTTGCCTGCCTGGCGATACTGCTGCGTATTGCTTATACCGGCATTTTGGATTCTGTCTATCTGATCGTCTTTCCAACCCATCAGCCTCAGGCACTCCCTGGGCGTGAGTTTCCTAATCCGAACATTTTCTGTAATCACAGCATTTCCATCGCCGGTAGTAAGTGTATGCGCTAAGCCTTTGCCTACTCTACCGCGTTTCGTATTAGAGTTTGGATATGTGATATTAACATAATCCCCCTCTCCCGCTTCATCATAGCCTTTTTTATTTGCAACTTTTATTTTTAGATATGACTGCTGAGTCTGTCCTGCATTTGCTTGAAGCGCCGGACATATTTCTGTTTCTCTTCGTTTCCGTGTTGCTGTCCCATCGGCAGCCTTATGCTCCCAATTATTAGGGGCAAGCAATGTTACATCTTTTGTCTCAAGCTTTAGTACGGCGGAACTGCCGGAGGCTGCATTGCACTGTGTCGTAATCGTCGGAGCTATATCCTTTATTTCCTGGCTGTTGTACGCCACAAACATCTCGGGGATATATCCTTTCTTTTCAATGAACTTACCATATTTTCGGCTTACGAAGTTTCCATCAATTAGAAGGTTGTCCTTCTGCACGGTTGTTATGGCGTTTGATGTGCCCTTTGTGTTTTCTTCAAAGCGTTGGACGATTTTTCCGCCCGGCGTTCTGTCAGAAGGATTGTCAGGATTTCGTCCTCTCATTGCCACTATTTTAAGCTCCGTATTCCCTCCGCCCTGGCAATGCACTGTCGGTGATATGCCGTCCGGAGAGAACACTCTCTTGCTCATCTTGTAAACCTTGTCCCATTTACCGCCGACCAGGTCTCCCACCATTACGCATTGCGGCTCGTGAAAGTCTCTTTGTCTAAGGCATGCGGCTACACCTTCGGCGTCCCTTATGCTGTCCCGCCTTGAGTGGTATGTGGAAGCAAGAATGCTTTTTATCGTGCTTTCCCTAAGGTAGTATTTTTCTTCAACCATTTGGTCTATCATATCTTTCAGCCTCAGGGTAAGCTCTTTCTTTTTAGGGAACAAATACGGCTTATGCTCTCCAAGTATCGATACAACGAAAACACGCTCACGGTTCTGCGGGATGCCGTAATCTTTAGCGTTCAATACCTGCCAGTAGTTTGCGTATCCGAGCGATGACAAATAAGAAAGCCAACTGTCAAAGTCGGCTTTGAATTTCTTGGATACCAGGTTTTTAACGTTCTCAAGGAGCAGGTACTTTGGGAGAATATTCTCTTCCTTTGCGATATTCAGCAGCCGCTCTACTTCCCACAAAAGCCCCGAACGCGTCCCGCTGTCTTTTGAAAGACCTTTACCCTTTCCCGCAACGGATATGTCCTGACATGGAAAGGAATATGTCCATAGATCGGCTTCCGGCAGCCTCGATATCTTTGTTATATCGCCCAAGTTATTTACAGCTCCGTGCAATGCCTCGTAACTTTTTATCGCGTACTTATCGATTTCCGATATTGCCGTTACCTCATGCTCTACCCCTATATTCTTAAGAGCTTGAGACTGGCTGCCTATCCCGGCAAATAAATCTACAATCTTTAACATCTCCCTCCCAAAATGGGCAACAAAAAAGGAGCGTTTCCGCTCCCGTATTGCCCTATAATATGTTTTTAATCCTTGCCTTTCAGCAGTTTTGCCATTACATCGTCCGCCGGGTTATGGTCGCCAACCGCAACGCTGCTGTTTTCCTTGACTATCTGAAATATCTGTCCCCAGATGATATTCGCCTGCTTTAAAAAATTTAATCCCATCGAGACATAAGGACTTGCAATCGGAGAGCCCGTTGTCGGATGCTTTGCCAGCAGTCCGAAAGAATTTATTCCCTCTTCGCACTGCACCCATCTGGCTATGTATAGGGCATACTGTTCTATGAGTTCAACCTTTACAAACTGTTCGCAGCCCCTTTCCTTTAACCACTGCCAGGTTTTTTCATAGATTTCCGGCGCAATGTTCTCGTTGGTATTCTTGGTCATTTTCTTAAGATACTCGGATACCGGCGGCATATCGTTGCCGGATATGTCAGGACAATTCTCTTTTGACAATTCCTTTTTCTTTTTCGGTTCTTTAAGTTTCGTTATTTTATGGTTTCCGTTTCCGGCGTATAAAATCTTTTCCGCAAGCGCCTTGCGTTTTCTTCCGGAACCTGGCCTTGCGCCGCCGTGACCGTTACTCATATCTCATTGCTCCTTTGATTTCAAGTTTTATTCTGTTTTCCCTTCCTTTTTTCAAGTTTGAACTAATCCAAACTTGAATTTTTTTATTTTTTGACAACAAAAAAACCGCTGTTACACGGTTTTTTGACTTTTTTTTTGATTTTTTGCCGAGGGTTAATACCCCTCTTGAAAAATGGGGGATTTTGCGTGCGGCTGCCCGCCCGCTGTTTAGGGCAAAAGTTGTAGAGATATGACCGCCCCTTTGGTCATAAAAATTCAACAGTATTTAACGCTTTGTATAAAGAAATATTAATCTATGAAAGAATTAATAATTGTCTTTTTCTTCAATATCTTTAGCTTTCTTTTTCGCATAATTTGACAAAACAACGATAAGTGTAATACCAATTAAACAGGCTAAGCCTCCTAACAGACCTTTCACTAATTCTTCAGGATATACTGCATTTATAACTACTGGTAAACTAATTAATAATATAAAAACACCAAGACCAATACCTAATCCAATTCTTACAGCTAAATTACGCAATCTATCCTTTTCAGAATCACTATAAAAAACTGTCGGTAAAAGCAAGATCCAACTAATAAATGGACCTATACCAAATATACTAGCCAAAATAAGATTGCTTATAAACACCTGTTTCCTTGTTGAATTGTCTTTTCGAATTGTCCATCTCGACATATAAATTCCCCCTTTTTCTTTTTATAATAATTGATTAATTATACTCTATTATTTGTTTTCTATTAAATAAACATTCTATTTTAGATTATTATTCTTGCTAATTGTTTTTTCAAGATATAATTCTTTTATCAAAGCAAAGTATATTCCTGAAATCCCCGTTATCAAATAATAGATAAAACTACTTTGCAAGCTGATCAAAATGCTATAAATAGGTATACACAAAAAAATCCAATTCATGATTGAGTAAAAATATCGAGGATTACTCTTTAAATCTTTATTCAAATCCTCACTATCAAAAATTGATTTAAAATAATAATGAAATATTATATATAATTGAAATATTATTATAAAAATAATTATCAATAACGGGAAAAAAGCATTTTTAAATTTATAAAATAATGCAAATAAAATTTCTAATACAAGCAATCCATACACATCTATAAAAAACATTTTACTATTTTTATCAAATAAAATGCTTTTACTAAAGCCGAAAGATATGGCCAAAACTGTCATTGCTACACCAACAAGACATAATAAAATATTTAATAAAGTATCTAAATCAGCATCTTTTACTTCTAATGAAATATCTATGAGAGGCAGTAATAAAAACGCTACAGTTGGAATAGTAATAAATAAAAAAAATTTCCATCTATTATTCACAATAATAATCCTACAAGTGTTTTATTAAAATTATATATAGTTATTTTTTAATTGTCAATCTTTATTTTTCCACCTACTCCCTTCTTTTGCCGACTTTCTGCTATGGCAACTCCAACATAGCGATTGAAGATTGTTAGATGAAAACTTATCGCCGCCTTTTTTTATTGGTATTATATGGTCAACCATTTCAGCCTTTATAAATTTACCGTGTTTTAGGCATTCTTCACATAACGGCTGAATAGTAAGCTGATTTTTTCTTACTATCTTCCATTCACGGGTTTTATAAAAACTTTTAGAGAAATCATCTCTTTCATAACGGTTGTATTCCTTATCCCGTAGCTTTTTATGTTCCTCGCAATAGTTAGCGTCACCAAGCGCGGCGCATCCGGGATAACTGCAGGGTCTTTTGGGTTTATACGGCATAACAATCTCCTCCTCGTTTAACGGCAAAAGAAAAGGGACAGCTGCTCCCGCCCCTGTGTGTACGCTTTTACCAGCGCTTATTATTATTCTATGAGCCGTCCTGCCCCTTTCAAATGCCTCGGGAATTGTTCCCCTCAATATTATTATACCACGGGTTTCGTTCAGTTTCGTTCAGTTTCGTTCGAAATCGTTCGAAATCGTACGGAATTTTAATCAGACATTATCTTGCAGAGGTTATTACATATAGTTCCTACCCTGTAATGCAATCCTGATTTTGCATAACCTATTTTTCTAGCTACCTTTGCATACGACTGCCTTTCCATAAACACTAATGTCACAATCTGGTAGTCAATCTCCGGGAGTACGCTTATGCTTTTTTCTAACATTTCCACACTTCGGCAGATATCGCTTGTAGCCAACCCACTCTCTATTTTTCCTTTTAATGTTTGATAGTCTTTCAATAATTGCCGAATCTTCTCCGCTGTATATTGCACTTAGCACCTCCTTCGGAAGACCACTCAAAGTGAATGACGGCATTCCACTCCCTATTAGTCCCCTTTTTAAATTTTCCCTGTATTCCAACACCCAATCGTTTTGCGGCAACTCCCGAATACCGCTGTTTAGCCAAATCCTGATACTACCGTCATCTTCCAAGTCATGGTCCCATTCTTTTTCCAAGCATACGCCTTTAAGATACCACATCTGCATCGTTCCGAATTTTTCGCCTTTATAGAAAAACAGCATCATCATTTCTTCTGAAACTTCGTCATAATACTTGGCGCGGAAATAATAATCGGAAAGCAACCTGCCGGATTTTTGCATGTAGTTTATGTACTGTTCTGATTCGCCTTTAATGTCAAGTTTCGGCATTTTTAAGCAAATAATCTCCTCGTAATCGAATGCCGCCTCTTCCGTTATAACTACTTTGTTGATTATCATTCCCGCTGTCATTTGTTACTCCCTGCTTAACGCACCAATAATTTTTTTCACCTCGTCAACAGACTTGACAACCAGCGCTGCCCCACCGGCATTTCTTATCTTCCGCAATGTAATCTCCTGAAGCACGGAAACCTTACCATTTTCGGTTTTTACCTCTAAAGCAACAAACTTTCCCCTGTAACAGATGATTATATCGGGTATTCCCGCCGTGCCGAACTGTCCTCCGTGTTCCTTCCAACAAAACAGTTCCGGTACTGCCTTTAAATACTGCATGATTTTGTTTACTAAATCTTTTTCTCTCATTTTTTTCCTTTATTAAAAGTAACTGTCGTATATGTCGATATGTCGAAATAGACATATCCGACATAATCGACATTAGGGCTTCTTGGTAAATATATAATTTTTATATTTTTATTGTCGACGTTTCGACATATACGACATATAGTTTTATATATAAGTATCGATTAATCGTTATAAATTGATTTTTGATATGCTGAAATATAGGGAGATTTTTTTATAAAGGTATGCTCTCTTTTTTTGCTTCTTGAAACTTTGTGTTCAATTCCGTCGCAATACAGACGATACTCATATTTAGAAATAATTTTCCCTACTAAATTGGTAGTATCGGCATTCTGCTGACCGGTAATGTCAAATGCCGCTTTCATAAGGTCTTGAGCCGAGCCGCACCAACCGGATATGGGATTTCTTTTTACGAGTTCTTTTATAGTCCTTATGTAGATATTTGTCTCATATTCCTCCCTTTCCCTGCGCTCCTCAATCTCTTTCTCCGTACCTTCAACTTCCCAGATATAATCAACCTTATTAAAATGTATTACAAGATTATCCTGCTGAATGTCACGCCCTATCATCTGTAGCTGCGCGCTTTCGTCAGAGCGTTTTTTCTTGTAAATAATAAATATTGAATCAGCCGCTCCCATCAGCGCCGTGCTTCCGCTTATCATATTGAAGACGTCCGATTCATCCGCCATTTTCCTTAAATGGTGAACCAATAACAGGCAGATTTTGTTCTTATCGGCAAAGTCTTTGAGACCGCCCATCTCCCTGTAATCCGTGCTGTAAAGCGATTCATTTTTTATTGCCTTGTCCCTTACCTTTTGAAAGGTGTCTATTACTACAAGCTTTATATCGGGATAACGTTTAAGTTCTTCGCTTATTTTATCTAGGAGTCCGGTGTTAATAGAGTCGGCTTTTATCGCAAAATGAAGGTTTTTCGATGCGGGTTTGCCTTTAAGAATTTTATTCATACGGTCTTTGAGCCTTGCCTTGCTGTCCTCAAGCGCGTAATACAGACAGGCGTGTTTGTTTGTTTCAAAATTTAGAAATCTTTCCTCAGCTGTTATGTTTAAACACAGTTGCAGAACCATCCAGGACTTTCCTATCTTTGACGGGGCGCACAACAACGCAAGACCGGTCGGCAAAATATCTTTCACTATCCAATCAGGAGGATCGATTTTTTCATTCTGAAGTTCCGCCGCATCAAAGCTATCCTTTGCCGTTAGATATTTTTTCTTCGCAGATTCTTTTGCATTGACTATATTTTCAATAAGTCTTGCGGGGTCGGCAACAAGCAATTCGTTTGGATCTTTGAAACTATCCGCAATATTAAAAATGTCAAACTTAATATTGTTTTCAAACAACAGGTTGGCAAGTTCCTGCGATGCTTTCCGCCCCGGCTCATCGTTGTCGAAACAGAGTATCAGCGTCTTATTAAATTTTTTTCTCGTTACTTCTGCTAGCAGTTTGCTTATTCCCGTCCCGCAAAGAGCCACTGCCTGTCCGCCGCACTGAGCTATGCTCATCGCGCATATGGGACTTTCAACCACAAAGACGGGTTCTCTGCCGCTTGCAGACAAGACTTCCTTATTATAAATCGGCTCGGGCCCCGCTTCTTCCGTTTTTGGTTTAAAGAACTTTTTATCAATGACGCTCCTGCTCTGGTAATATTGAAGCTTTGAACTGTAGGGTATAACAACGCATTGGCGGCTTGTATCATAGCCTAAGAAAAACCTCTTTATTGTATCGTCGGTCAGGCCGCGCTTTTTAAAATAGTCGATTTTAGCGATGTTTCTGATACAATCCGTTAAATATTTTTTGATGTCAGTTTTATGTAGCTTTGCTTTGATGGGTTTTTCATCATAAGGAATATTAAACTCATCTGCTATAATCTTTGCCGCTTCCAAGGCTTCCACTCCTTTCATCCTTGCGACAAACTCTATGGCATCGCCGCCTGTCGAACACCCGAAGCAGTGCCAGATTCCTTCGCTTTCCTTGACTGAGAATGACGGCGTTTTTTCGGTGTGGAACGGACAGCATGCCATATTGCGGCTGTTCAGTTTTATTCCGGCAAAACGCTCCACTACATCAGAAATGCTTGCCGATGCTTTTACTTTTTCAAAAATACTTTCCGCCATGCTCAATCCCCCTTACAGTTCTTCCATCTTCTCATCAAAGTATCTGACGGGAATTTTAAGATCCTTTGCCAGCTCTATTTCCGCCTGCATCCCCTTGCTTATCGTCTGTCCGAAAACCCATAATTCCCGGCATTGCCAAAGTTGTTCCAATCCGTATCTCAACCCTGCCGCTCTTTCATTTTTGTTTGTGTCATCCAAAAACTGCGGAAAGTAGATATGCGGAGCCACCGGCACAAACCCCTCCTCATAAGCAAAGCGGCAATACAGCCTTGCTTTCATCATGTTCTTTTCAATGTTGCCTTTTAGCGGGGAACATATGTAAACCCTCTTTGTCGGCGCTTTGCCCTTCGTCTGCGTCAGCCTGTCGTATAATTTCTCTTCCGTCTGCGTATTCGGCAGCTGCGGTTTTAAAGTCGTATTATCCATGATTCCTCCGTCTATCCCGCGCCTCCAGGCAACGGCGCCACCCGCCGCCCGGAGTAACGGCATATCAATTATTCCTCGTCGCTTATATCCATAGCCGATTCAGGCGTTCTTTGGGAGAGCGCCTTTATCTGCTCGGCAAACGGTTTTACAAAAGCAAGTTCTTCCGGCGTTAAATCCCTGTCGACAGACAGCACCGCCTGGCTGTATGCGATTCCGCCCGCGTTCTGGGCCTTTTTCAGGCTGAATTTTGTAACCACGCTGCTTGATGTTTTTCCTTTTGAGAGAAGCCTCGTAACATATTTGCTGTAATCGGCAAGGCTGCCCGTCGGAATGGATAATATTGTCGGCAATGCCTCCCCTGCCCTTAAGATATACAGCCTGCGCTTTTGCTTGCATGCCTTAGCGCCGTTCTCGCCGCTGCCGAACTTGTTATACGGACAATCCTTACATGACTTAACCTCTGCCGTTTCCGCATCGAGTCCCTTATGTCCGTCAATGCTGGCGCAGTCCGGGGGAGTGTTTCCTCCCGTGTACTTTTCCTTGTAGAATGAATGCACGGGGTGCTGGTATAAAATCACAGCTTTGAACTCCTTAACCATATCCGGACTGTCTGGGTTGTCTCCCGGTATTTCGTACGCCAGTCCGCCGCCGGCGGGTATCTTGATGCGATCGAACGAAAGCGTCAATCCGTCCATTTCCTCCGCAAGAAGCTGAGGAAGGTTTATGCTGTTTGCGCCATACTCTGCTACTTGATTTCCTGTCTTAACTAAGTTTTTGTTTTCCATGTTCTTCTCCTGAATTTTTTTATTTTTACCGCTAAACTTTGCGGCCGCGTCTTATTTGTATCGATGGCTTTTCGGCTATCTTAATAAGTCCTTCAAGCCACTTTGGGAGTTCCCCGTCATTGTTTTCCTTAAGGTCCCTCACCGTTGCGGAAAGCGTGTTGCTGTTTATAGTGAATAAGTCCTCAAAGCCTCGTTCCTTCATTACCCTGTAAAGCTCGTCTTTCCTTTCCGGTTCCGCTGCCGGGTATTCCTTAACTACTAACGAGTAGTTAAAACCTTTGTGATTGAAGCCTGTCGATTCATTCTCGATCAGGTCTTGTATAAGCTCTGCCGAAACACTTTCTATTTCGGCATTTATGCCCTTGACCTGCGCTTCCAGTTCCTGCTTTTTATCGCGCAATTCCTTTAAGAATTCCGCAAGCTGAAATCTTTTGTTTTCGTCCATTAACCTTTACCTCCTGTCAGTTTTCTGTAATCGTCTACCATTAAGCGCGCGATATCGCTTTTCCTGCGTAATGCTTCCATTACCTTTTCGTCAACCGTGCCTTTTGCCACCAAATGTATGTACAGGCACTTTTGCGTCTGACCTATGCGGTGGATGCGCGCCCTGCTCTGTTCGTAATTGGCGTAAGAAAAGTCCAGTGAATAGAACACCGCCACATTTGCCGCCGTCAGCGTTAGACCCATACCGGTAGTCTGGAGTTGCCCTATAAACACCTTGCATTCCGGGTCGGTCTGAAACTTTGAAACCTGTTCCGCTCTGTCGGCAATGCCGCCGTGGATAATCGCATAGCCTGTCTTGCGGATTTTTAATAGCCTTTCTATCGCTTCTATCTCGGGTACGAACCTTGCAAACACAACGACCTTCTTTCCCGCTTCCCCGCACTCGTCAAGGATATCTTCCAAAGCATCCAGCTTTGCGCGGCTGACTTCCTGAACAATACCGTTTTCATCGTCCCGTATAAACCCGCCGGTGCATTGGGATAGTCTTAATAACCTTGTAAGCACATTCCTCGTCGTTACTTCGCCCTGCATAAGCTCAGAATAACTGTCCTCGTCGATGTTCCGGTATATGTTTTGGGCATTCCTCTCAAGCTGAATTAGTCTTATGTCGTCAATCTTGTCCGGCAGTTCCACCGCGTCTTCGATCTTTATCCTGTATGCTATCGAGTGCGCCTTTGTAACGAGTTCCGACATATTCTTGTATCCTACTATCTGGTGGTTGCCGTAGCCGCCCAATGTCGCGTACCTTGCCCGGAATCTGAAATAGCTTGTACCGAACACTTTCTCATCCAGGAACTTGTACTGACTGAAAAAGTCCAGAGGCGAATTTGTAATAGGTGTTCCAGTCAGGATCGCTTTATACTTTGCGATTCTTCCTAAATTGTGCAAGGCTCGTGCCTGTTTTGCCTGGGGGTTCTTGATCTTGCTTGACTCATCGCAAACTATAAAGTCCGGTTTCCACTTTGTTATCTCCGTTTCAAGCCGCCATGCGCTTTCGTAGTTGACTATCGCAATCTGCAGACCTTTCCCGTTCATATGCCGCAATATGTCCGCTTTCTTTATACTGTCGCCCGACAAAGCCGCCGCGTTATACTCAAAGTCAGCAAACTTGTTGAGTTCAGCCTCCCAGACTCCGACAATACTTTTCGGGCAAACTACAAGCAGTTTCTTTATCTTCCCCGCCTCGTACAATGCGCCCGCCACGGCAATCGTGGTTATGGTCTTGCCGGTGCCTTAACCCATGTCCATAAAAAACGCTATGCCTTTGCTTTCCCGGCCATCTCCGTTAATTTGAACACTCACTTTACATCACCTCCTCTTTTTCTGTGTTTGCTCCAGTATTCCGAAAAGTGGAGCCTTGCGTGATCTGACTTTGTCATTACCGCCAGGTTCTCGGGACGGTTATCGGTTTTGTTCCCGTTGATATGGTGTACCACCTCATTCGTTAAAAGCACCCGTCCGATTTTCTTCTCTGCCACTACGCGGTGTTCATGCCGCTGATAGTATTTTTTGTAACCGTGCGCCTCGCCTTTTTGAGCTATTGCCTGCTCGCGTTTTCTCCTTCTTCTCTCCGCCGTCCAGAACTCCGGCTTATTGGTCGGGTTTTCCGTCCTGTTGAAAAGTGACAGCCATGCGTTATAACAATTCCGTGAACAGTAATTCTTTTTACTTGGTTTTCCTCTCTTTACAAATCCGCGGCCGCAAAAGAAGCAAATTACTTTCCTGTTTTTTCTAGCCATCGGATTGCCCGCCCATCAAGATTTTTATTGCGAAGTTAAAAGCTGCAATCTGGTGTTGATATGGTTCGGCGCGTATCGGCATCCTGACTATTGGCTTGACGGTCGTATTATGCGGTCTGTCGGACTTTATAAGTTCTATCAGCTCGCCTTCCGGTTCTGCCCCGAGCATAATTACCTGCTCGAGATTCTGTTTTGACAACGGTATGTACCATGCCTTTTCTTCCGTGTCATACCGTCTTCCTGCGATTTCCTTAATGCCCTCTCGGAAAAGATAACAATCCGTAAGTTTTATTTCGTTATCCGCTTTTTGAGCCTTCATCCATTCTTGAGACCTCCCTGCTAAATTCCAAAATCCGCATTTGTAAATCCGTGCCGGGGGTGCGCCGTCCCGCAATGATATTTGCCAGCGCGCTTTTGCTGATGCCGAGTTTTTCTGCAAGCTCGGTCTGCGTTATTCCTTTCGAAAGAATATTGAAAATGACTTCGACATCGAAAAGCTTATGTACACTGTGAGCGCGTAACAGTTTTTCAAGCACTAAGGCATCTTCCAAAGACACTGCCTTTATCGCGTTCTGTAAAGCATTGATTTCCCGTTCCGTATAAACTTGCTCCGGTCTTTTACCCGTCCATATAACACCTCCGCCGCATCCCCGCGCCGTTTCAATGGGATAGGACATGGAAAGCGTTAATATGTCGGAACGAATCGTCCTTTCAGTCACGCCGAATTCAGCCGCCAAGTTCTTGATGTTGTCGCGTCTGCGTAATCTTAAGCGTTCGGCAATCTGCTCTCTGCGTTCAAGCGCGCTTTCCATGTCTTCACCTCCTTTTGCGAATTTTGTAGCTGCAGTATAAAACTTAAAGCGGAAGGGTAATTTCCTGTTTGAGAAAACTCTTTTGCTTTTTTTAAAGTTATTTTCTCAGGCAAACCCGACACCTAATGTCGAGTATAAAAAATATTTAGGACTGTTTTTAGCTAATTGGACTAAAAAAGAGCATAAAAAAAGCCCGGCAATAGAAAATCCCTTTAATGGGGTATTTTCTATTTGCCAGGCTCTTAACGATTCTCTGCCGAGTTCAGCGCTCTTCAACAAATGTTGCCGTAAGACATATCGTGTGCCTTACGACCGTATTCAATTGTGTTATCCTTTAGTTGGTTCGGTTGCCGCCTTTACTGAATTCTTCTTAACCAAGCGTACGGATTCTTTTGTGATTGTTACCTCAACATCCTCATGGCATTTGGGACACATCATTTCCACCCGGGAACCATCCTCGCCCTTCAGCAGCTTATATCCGCATTGCGGGCATACAGCAAAATACTTCATCACTACTGTCTCCTGTTTTGTTATATATAACCATCATCGGCCGCAAACTTTTTAGACGGGGCTGCTGTCTTTGCGTTTTTAAAGCCTATGAATACAGTTATCGACCACTCCCAAAATCTCGCATTCCTTTACAACAATATCAGGGTAATTCCTCTCGCCTTTGCTGTTCAGCGTACTGTTTGCCGCCCTGAGAATTATGCGGTTTTTCTGGGGTAAATATATTTTAGCGGTAGCCTCACTATCTATCAGGGCGATTACTACTTGTCCGGGGTCCGCCGTGTTCTGTTTTTTTACTATAAGGATGTCTCCGTCATATATGCCTTTCTCAATCATGCTGCTTCCCGTTGCCTTGAGCATAAACCGCTCCTGAGTTCCGAAGAACTCTGCCGGCAAGGCGAAGTTCCCTTCTATGTTCTCTATCGCCGTAATGGGACTGCCGCATGCTACAGCTCCCACCAGCGGTATGGTCACCATCTCTCCCCGCATAAGGCTTTCATCGATAGCCACGCTGCCGCGTTCGTCTTTCTCTATATGCCCTCTGTCTTTTAAGACCTTAATATATCTGAATACTGTTCCCAAGTTAGTAAATTTACAATGCCTCATTATCTGCCGGTATGTCGGAGACTTACCGTTATCTAACTGGTATTCCTGGATAAACTTTAATACAGCATCCAGCTTGCCTTCATCATATAGTCTCATTTTTCTTTCCTTAACTAAACTTAAAGTTGCGTTATGATTATAAAACATTTGTTTGGGTTTGTCAATAGTTGTTTGGCAAATTTTTACATTTTTTATATTCCAAAAAATTATCGAAAGTATGAACAATTAAATATATCAAAATTCAAAACGCAAATATGCTTTGATAGACAGAAACTATTATTTTTGATAGAATTAATTTTGAGGTGAAATAATGGGAAAATCTTTTGGAAAATCCGAACGCACAATATGTGACTTATTTATAATTGGTAGAAAATTTACTTTTAATAACTTCGAGTATGAAATTCTAGAGTCAGGCAAGCCTACATGTCCTAAAGGGGAACCTAAAACAGATATTTATGTCCGCGCTCGCTGTTTATTGAACAATAGTGAAAAAGAGCTTAAAATTACCTTTAAACAACACAATGCTGACTTTTTAGAAAATAAAACTAATGCAGAACGGGCTGAATTGTTACTTGGGTCTAATTGGAAAGATATTATTTGCAAATCTACTGCTTCAATAAAAGAGCAATTTGAGAAACGTCCTATAATATACAAATCAGCCTTTCATCGCACAGAAAAAGGCGCCATCACACTCGGTTGGAAATTTGAGTTACTTAATAAACCAAGCGGTGAATTAAGCGGCGAGATGGCATTAACAGCTTCTCAAGTAATAGATGTATATTCGGGTACTAATCTTCCGTTGGATAAACGAAATGCCCGTGTTAATGGTAAAGTTATTGAAAATTCTGGGATAGCAACCCATATTCTGGTTGATAATAGACCATGTTCAACATTACAAGAAACAATCAATAGTTTGCAAACTATAGAAGAATATGTGGCACAATATCCGAAAATATATTTTGCTTGTAAGGCTTTGAATTATCGAACTTTTAATAGTAAATTTGATGGCAATCGTCCATTAGCTGTTTACATAGATTGGCATATATCTGAGGGCAAACTCGCTGCAAAATTTTGTTATGATACACCGCTACTTCAAGGAGGTAATTTCGTATATTCAAGATTAATAAAAGCTCTTAGAGCATTAGGTGTAAGCACTACCGATGATTTACAGGACAATATGATTCATTCGAGCATTAGAGTTATTTAATTTGACATAAATATTATTCTAAGTTAAACTTACAACAATGAGGAGGCACTTATATGAAAGTTGCAAGTTTGTTTGCAGGTGCAGGCGGATTAGATCTGGGATTTGAAGAAGCAGGGTTTGAGATAGTATATGCTAATGAGTATGATCCAACTATTTGGGACACATATGAATCTAACCATAAATGCAAGTTAGATAAACGTGACATAAGAAAGATTTCATCTGAAGAAGTCCCGGATTGCGATGGAATAATTGGAGGACCTCCATGTCAATCTTGGTCTGAGGCTGGCTCCCTAAAAGGTATTGAGGATTCCCGCGGTCAATTATTTTTTGATTATATACGTATTTTATCAGAAAAAAAACCAAAGTTTTTTCTTGCTGAAAATGTTGTTGGCATGCTTTCAAGTCGACATACTTATGCCGTAGAAAACATAAAAAAAATGTTCATCGAAGCAGGCTATAATCTTTCAGTCAATCTTGTTAATGTGGTTGATTACGGTATTCCTCAAGATAGAAAACGTGTTTTTTATATTGGAATACATAAGGATTATAATTTTACTTTCAAGTTTCCTGAACCAGATAAAAAAATCGTCACGTTGAGGGAAGCTATTGGTGACCTAAAAGATTCAGCAGTGCCTGCTCTATTAAAAAATAAGAAAAATCCAAATACAATAGTTCCTAACCATGAGTATTTTATAGGAAGTTTCTCAACTATTTTTATGAGTCGTAACCGCGTACGTAGTTGGGACGAACCAGGTTTCACTGTTCAAGCCACTGGTCGTCAAGCGCAATTACATCCGCAAGCTCCAAAAATGGAAAAAATAGAACAAAATCTTTATATATTTAAACCGGGATTTGAAAGTCTCTATCGTAGAATGACAGTAAGAGAATGTGCACGTCTACAGACTTTCCCAGACAGTTTTGTTTTCTACTATAATGATGTGAATGATGGTTATAAAATGGTTGGAAATGCAGTACCTGTTAAAATGGCAAAAATAATCGCTGAAGCAATAAAACATCAATTTGATATAAAGACCTAAACAGATTCTGGGATAATAAGCCCTACGAAACCTTCTTGTCCTGTAAGAGAATAACTTTTTGGGTAGTGTTTATTGAGCTTGTTTGCCTTGTTCTGTTCTTTTAAAATGTATATCTGGTAAAATCACTTTTGTTTCGGTATATTCTCTACTTTTATCTTCTGTGTTTTTCCACCAAACAATAAGTCTGACGCTTGCATACTGCGGGATATATCCTCTTGCTGTCATTTCATTAATCCTTATGCTCATGCTGTCTGAAAATTGTATTACCTTTTTCCCTTCCGTTGTATAGGCAAAATATTTTTCTGCATTGCGCCCGTCTTTTAGTTCCACCATCTCACGCCGGATCTGCAGTTTATCTTTGCTTTTTACCAAAGCAACTTCTTTTTTACAGAAATAGAATGATGATAAAGCCACGCCCTTATGTGAAACCGGGAATACAATTTCATCCGGCTCCTGATATTCTTTTTCGTCAAATATTTTTTTAACCTCTGAAAGTTTTATATCGTCAAAGCAGTTTGAGCTGCAATGTATGTAAAGGTTGTTTTTTGCCCGGGTCATAGCAACATAAACTTCGCGTTTTTTTGTATCTGTTTTTCGCGGCTGTTTTAAGGATAAAAACACATTGTCAAACTCTCTGCCCTTTGCCTTATGTATGGTAGAAACGACTACTTGCGATATCTCACCTGTTACAAAATCCTCCAGCCTTGATTCATGTGCAAATTGCATAAAATCAGACTTGTATTTTGATTTGGGATTCATCTCCTCAAAAACTTTTAGAAAATTTTTCGCATATTCATATGCCACGCTACCACTAAACTCATTTTCCATTATTGATTTTGCTCTTTCCCATGTGTAGTCATCTATTGTATATACATCTTCACGCAAAGACAGTGCATCAATAAAGCATCTCACTTCTGCAAGATTATACATTGAAAAGCCGCTGCCGTCCTGAATCAGTCTTGCAGATATGCCGTTTTTTGTAAGCAATCCGGCAATCGTTGCCGCCTCGTCATTTGTTTCTGTAAGCACGCAAATCGAACCTGAAAGCGGTTTGTTTAAAATATCGTTCACTATTGGGATGCTCAGGTTTGAGCTCTTATATTTAGTAATACAGACTTCGCCATCTGCTTGCTGAACAGCTTTTATATCTGTTTCTTTCATCCTGTCAGAAATCTTTTTTAAAAAAGCATTTGACAACGCAACAATATTTTTGCGGCTTCTATAGTTTTCTAAAAGTTCATATTTGGTAGCCTTGTAATCGGTTATCAACGAACGCAGATATTTTGAGTCTGAATTTCTGAACTCATAGATGTTTTGATCATCATCGCCCACAGCAATTATACGCATTTCCTCGTTTGCTTCCATAAGGGCTTGGACAAGGGAAAACTCAACTTCGCTCATATCCTGTGCTTCGTCAATAACCAAAACTGTTTTTGTAATTTTGTTAGCTTCAATTTCACCTGATTTTATCCGCCGGACAGCTTCAGTTACCACGATATCGCTGTCGCTGAGCGAACCTACCCTACCCAATAAATCAAAGCAATATGAATGGAATGTGGTTATACCCTCCGCACGTGTTCCTCCGCCAATGAAGTTTGCGGCATTGCCCAGCATTTCTGGTCTGGTCAGGCGTTTTCTAAACTCTGTCGCCGCCGCACGGGAAAATGTAAGCATTAGCATTTGTTCCTGCTTAACATCCTCCATTTGATAAAGCGAGGCTAACTTATGAACAAGCACTTTTGTTTTTCCGCTGCCGGGTCCGGCCGCGACTACGATATATTTACTGTCTGTATCCTTTATTATGCTAAGTTGGCGTGCCGATAAATCGCCGAAAAGCTGTTTAAATTTTTTAGGAGTAATATTTTTAGAAATCTCGGCTTCCCTGCCTCTAAAATATTTGCGAAGAAATACATCATAATTTAATTTAAAATAGTCATCAACAAACTGCAGAGCCTCTTTATAGTCGCTCGTCATTCGTTTTGCATATTCACCCACGATATGTATTTGTTGAATTTTATTGTTGTAAAAATCCTCCAGTTTCTTGTAATCTTCTCTTTTGTACTGACGTCTGGTATTTTGCTCAGTACGCTCTATTCTCATTGCGTTATAAGCTACTAAAAACGCACCGTCAAGTCTGAGCGCTCCGATTTTCGATAAATAATACAATGTATCGTCTATCTCATCAAATGAAGTTTCTCTTTTGCCAAGCAAATCACCCATTTCATATTCTTCTTTTAGTTCAAGGCAAGAAAACTCAACATCAACTTCCTCTCGTTCGTCTGACTGTGAAGTATATTGACTCTTTTTGAAAAGATATTTGATTATAAAATCTGCGAGCTCGTTACGTCTGTTACACCGCTCTAATAAATAGTCATATGCAAAATTTGATTTGACAATTATTTCATCCTTTGTTTCGCTGTTTGCACGCTTAACCAGGTTCTTAATAGCATAGAAGTTAAATACGATTTTTAATTTCTGTATATTAACAGTAGAAACGGATTTCTCGCACTCTTTGTTTAATTCTTTTAAATTTATTTTTTGCTCGGCTTCAGATATGGTTTCTATTATAGATTTCTCTATTTGTGTGAACTCGTTAAGTATACCGAGCGATGTGTTTACTCTGCCGCTCTTTTTGACAAATGCGATTAAATCCTTGGCATCTGCAAGAATTCGTTCCTCACGCATTATATTGATGACTCGAATAATATTTTCTTTAACAATGCCTAAACTGTCTGACAAATAATCAATCCGTGATTCGCCATCCTCGTTGCCTGCTTTGGCACGGGATTTTGAGGATATCAAACTTTTTATTATTCTGACAGCGTCTTGTCTTTCTTTATCGTTGCTGAACTTATCAGATGCATTTATCCGACGAGTCGCTTCTTCCATGTTTTTTACAAGGATGCTGTTTGCATAAATTCGTGGACTGTTTTGTCCACGCTTCATAAAGCCCGATTCTTCAAGAGCTGCAATTGCAGTACGTACCCTTGTCTCAATATCATTAATCGAATCATCCCAGCCTGCTTCTCTTGCTATTTCTAAGGCTGACTTGGATGCCGATTGCCTTAATTTCGTAATTTCTTTAATTGCTTTCCAGACTTGTTGAATTTCTTTTATGCTTAGTTTATTTTGATTAAGCATAATAAAATGCTTATTCAAGTCCTCTTCGTCAAACAGAACAAAACATTCCGCCGAAAGCTTTTCATCACGCCCAGCTCTTCCTGCTTCCTGTACATAGTCCTCTAAGCTGGTGGAAATGTCGTAATGTATAACAAGCTGAACGTCACTTTTATCAACGCCCATGCCAAATGCAGTCGTAGCAACAATAATCCTTGCCTCGCCACTCATAAACTTTTCTTGATTCTCTATGCGCTGCTGTCGATCCATTTGACCATGATAACTGACAACGCCTCCGCTAACGCCGTCTTTTTCAAGTCTCTCTGCAAGTTCTCTTGTGCGTTTTGTCCTTGATACATAAATAATAGCTGGAGTATTGTTATTTGTTTCTAAAAGTGTCCTTAGCTGCTGGTATTTATCCTCAGCTGAAGTTTTGGTAAATACATAATATTTTAGATTTGTCCTCTGCGCACCACTCCTAAACAGCACTAAATCAAGCGACAGCTTTTCTTTGAAGTATGATAATATATCCTCTATTACTCTCTGTTTTGCTGTTGCGGTAAAACACGATACCGGGATACTCTCTCTGAGATTTTTCTTCTCCTGATATTCTTTAATAAAGTCTCCAATATACAGATAATCAACACGGAAATCCTGCCCCCACGATGAAAAACAGTGGGCCTCATCAATTACAAATCGTACGATATTACGTTTTAGCAGCAAAGTTTCTATGGATTTTGACCGTAAACTTTCAGGTGAAATATAGAGGATAGAGGCAGAGCCATCCTCAACCCTTTCGTATGCCTTTGCTCTGTCAATCGGGTCAAGCGCCCCGTTTATCGTAACCGCCTCGGTAATTCCCTTTTGTTCCAAGTTGTCCACTTGGTCTTTCATAAGTGATTGCAATGGTGAAATGACTACTGTCAGACCTCTGACTGCTTCGCCCTGAACAAGTGCAGGTAATTGAAATGTTATGGATTTCCCACCGCCCGTTGGGAAAATTGCAAGCAGCGACTTCCCATCTATTGCAGCCGTTGCTGCCATTTCTTGCAGCGGCATCCCCTCATAAGTCCTGAACGATGGATAATTAAACAGTCTGTTGAGAGCTTTAACAGGGTTAATACTGCTATTGCAATAATCGCAGCCCGTAGCACAGCGACTGCTTCTGAGATAATATAATATATTTTCAACCCTTGGAAAGTGTTTAAAAACCCACGGCGGTGTCACCGAATATTTATTATCAGCATTGATAAGAGCCAAACTATATGAAAGTTCAACAGGCGATTCTTTAATGAATTTTGCCAGATTAGCATTTTCGCATATTTTACCACTGAAATAATCTTTGATATTCTTTTCACAATCACCGTTGCTTTCAAAGCCAATAAAGATAAAAAAATCTTTAAATTCCTTTTGTTCACAAAGCAGCGAGTAATAAATGCTTTTTAATCGCTTGTCCAACTTGTTAAAAGTTGATATTTCGTCAAAAAATAAATCTCTTGATAATTTTGAGTCTAAAACAGGATTGTTTGGGTCTTCTTCCGATATGATTTTATACTGCTTTCCAATTTTATGATAAGGCTTTGATGGGAACAAAAGCGGTGACCAGTAAAGCGTATCTATGAACTTTCTCACTGGCGATTGCACAATGGCGTCTTTAACATATTTTAAATCATGCTCAAAGATGTTGTGTCCGCAAAGATATTCTGCGTCTTTAATGAAAGCCGAAAAAGCCGACTTGCTTGAATCGTGAAATTCTTTATTGGTTAAACTGACAGCCCCTATATCAGGTGGTGTTTTGTCAGCCTCTAAGTCAAAAAAAACTATTTCTACTTCCGGCACTCTTTTTTCCTCCAAGCGTTTAACAAGGGTTACTTATTTAGCTCTTTAAAATTAATATTTTTCTTCTCACAAAATTTATCAAATTTGGACTCAACGATTAAACTCGGCAACTTCTTACCATTTTCCCAGCGATTAATTGTTTGCCTGGTACAGCCTATTTCATTTGCAAGTTGCTCTTGCGTAATAAGCAATTTTTTTCTAACGGCTTTTACTTTATCCTTAAACTCCATTTTACACCTCGACTCTTGTGTAACCTTATGTATACTATTGTAACTGATTTTTAAAAAAATACAAGTTATAAAACAAAATAAACTGAACCTTTTACAATATACTTTGTAATGTATAATTCAAATCCTACACGAACAGTGTTTTTTGTAGCCCTTACCTAAGGTAAGAAATGAAAAATCTCCCAAGCCATTTTTTGACTTTGAGACAACCTAACTTGTGTAAAAATACAAAAAAGGGTTGATTTTATGCAAAAACACCCCTAAAAAAGCAAAAAAGAAGTGAAACTGCCTTGAGACAAATTTCACTTCTGATGTGGCTCCCC